TTTTTCATATCATTCTGTTTTGCTTGTTGGTTTGACTTTAGTTTCGTTAGACACCATAGTCACAACTAAGATGCGGTTGTCCCATCAACTATTATTCCTGCAAGTACAAGCTTCGCAATTAAATCCTTCAATGCTCCCTCTGATTCGTCCCTTGCTCCTGTTACTGTAAATGATGTTGCACTTGCAAATGTTATTGGATATGATCTTATGTTTGCACCGCCACTTTTATTAAATTTTGACTGGTCAACACCTATACCGGAAGAAGTAATATTGTAACAGACCTGTCCATAACCGTAATTAGAGTTGTCCAGTATGAAGTATGCGGCATCATACCATTTACTGTCCTGATACCACTCTGTCTGTATTTCATCAATTTTAAAATATGTTGGACCAACTGTAAAGTATAAGACATTTGCGCACCAATAAGCCCCTATTCTTGTGGCAGTAATAGCCTGATAATTTGATGGAAAATTGTAAGCATATAAACAACATACCGCAACTACATCTGTTAATCTCGTATGATCACCAAGTAAAAATCCAGTCTCAAATCCGCCCACGTATAGATTATCAAGGATATTATGAGTACCTGCATTAATAACTGGCATTGCGATACCGATACAATTATTCTGTGGTATTCCTGAGTTGACCATATTAATATTATACGGCATACAGCATACATTTCTTACAGCTGCATCTATCGCACCTCTGAAATTAATTGCTCCTATTGTAAGCCTACCACTTCCATCGGGAACGGGTTGAAATTGTATGTTTTCTACAATTACCTGATTGGCATTACTTGTAGTCCAAGGATTATCCCCAGTTGAATTTCCTGCACAAAGCATTGATTGATTAGCAGCATTACCAGCCAAAGTCCCTTTTAATATAACTCCAGAAAGAGGAACTACCTGAGTTGTTCCTGCTAATATTCCAGATGACTGTGAAAAGTTAGGCATTACTTCGCCTTTAAAATGAAAGGTTTTTCTTGCTTGTGATGTATTAGTTAAATAAGGAATTGTTAATTGTGAATTGTAACCCGTTCCTCCAGAATTACCAATAATTGAACCACCAATAACATATATACCAATAGGAAAATATATTACACCTCCTCCTGCTGTATCACAAGCATTAATAGCTGCTTGAATTGATGTAGTGTCATCAGTTGTTCCATTATGGACAGCCCCGTATGTCTCTACATTAAATATCTTAGTTTGTCTGTTTAGTCCGGCGTAAAAGTCTTTTGGGTCCATCCCCCCTGCGAATGTTGTCATAATTTATATTTTATATTTTTGCTCCAATACTTGCTAAATAACCATCTACCCAAATGGTTTGAAAAGCAGTTACTTCAGTCGGAGACATAACACCTCCTATAAAAGCTAATGCAATTTCGTGTGCATCCCAATTCGCCAATGTTCCGTTATTGTTATAACACAATAAATGCAAAATGGCATTTGGAAGAGCAATAGAAGCAGTTGTCTTGCTATCAAACTCAACACCGTTTTTATATATCTTAACTACGTTGTTTGCAGATCGAACGACTATCCACATTCCTCTTGAATCCGTCGATGCCTTTGCATCATAAGTCCATGCATTTATGGTATAATAGGCATTATTATCAGAATATCTTGTGTTAAGCGCAAGCGCATGAGTAGCATCGCCACAGCCTATATGGGTATTTGATTGTGCATTATTTCTGATATAAACTCCATAAGACCCCGCATTAAGTAAAAATCTTGCTGTTTGGGTTGATAGGTTTATATTGGCATTTAATGCCTTTGATGACCCATCACCTGTGAATCCCCGATCTATTGTATGGGTAGGAGTGCTAACTGGTGTTATATTAAAAGCATTGGCAACTATATTTAATTTTGCAGAAGCTGTGCCGTGTGCAGCTAAAGCCCAAAGAGCATCATATTTCCCCGTCCACATAGAAGCTGCTTTATCTGCTAAAATAGCGGTGTCAATCACTGTTCTTCTTGCAGGGATAGGAACTTCGCTTAATGCTCCCATTCTGACAAATAAAGCTATTGATGCAGCATCATAGTCTCCCCACCAGATACTCTGTTCTGCGCTTCTGTTTCCTTTTGTTTTTCCATAATTAGATGAAACATTATCCCACCAAATAGATAAATGAAAATCATCACGCATCTGATTTGTTACTGATTGACCTGTATCAAGAATACCTATATACTCAATTGTATATGGTGCAACATCCAGATATTTTACAATGATCTTTGGAAAGTCATAAGCGATCAATCTATTACCATCACAAGCCGTACTAATTGAACCGTCTGATTTATGAAAAACATAATCTGTATCTCTTGTTTTATAGGCATCAGTATCGGGAACGGCATAGATAGCATTAAGTCCACTTCCGATAATGGTCATAGGATCGCCTCTTTTTAATCCGGTCATTGTCCCTGCACCAGTAACTTTCCATAGTTCGTAAAAATTAGACGCAGTAATCCATCGTTGCGTCCAGTAACTACCCCCCGAACGACCAATGCCGGGATTACCGTAAAATGTACCCTTATCCATTATGATACTTTTGCCCCTGCTTCCAGAGGGATGTAAAACAACGACCACTTAACAGATCCTGTCTTACTGGCAGAACAGCTTACATCAATTGTTCCTGCAGTGACGATCTGAGGTATCGATTGAGACTCTACAGCTCCCGAAGTAGTTGCTATCATCGCATCCGCAAGAGTTCCTGTTATGTGATAGACAGTACCTACAGCATCAGCATCGATGTCAACAACTGCACATAGGTCAACATCTGCACCGACAGTTGGATTAGAAATTAGTTTCAGATTATTTGCTCCTGCTCCGATCTGAGTTGTTACCTCTCCGATAATATCAGAGATTAAGCATTTCCCGGTAACTGTAAATTTAGCCGCTGCAACTGACTGAGGAAGTGTTCCTGTTGCTTTTATAACCCTCTGCGGGGTCATACTTGAATTTAGATTATTATATACAGCCATTTTGTTTGTAAAATTAGATAATTATTTTCATATACAAAAACTATTCTTTGTCATCATTTTTATTTTTACTCAATATAAACATACCCTCCTGCGATAAACGTCAATGGATTGGTCGCCCAAATAGGAGGTATGCCCTTAATTTCAAAATAATCCCCAACTGCTAATGGAATAGAAAGTGATAAATTTGTAAAGATCCTTTCATTTACCGACACCGAAAGAGTAGAAATTAAATAGTCAGTTGTATTATTTACCCTTACGTACATACTAACAGCCTCTGCCGTTCCTGCGGTTCCTGAATAAGTGTAAATCTCAGCGATCTTCAATGTACCTGCTTTGCGAATGTAAATCTTATTCTGTCCTGCCGTTGTAGTTATTGCAGCCGGTTTGGTTCCGAAATAAAACGGGGTAGTATCAGCAGGGGAACTTGTTAATGCCTGAACATTTATTGTATATCCTTGTGGTGACGGTGCTATATAACTCCATCCCGAAGCATTGCTATATTCTAATTTCCCTCCTGCGGCTACATCACCTTTATATAGAATCTTTTCAGCAGCAGATACATCATACTTAACTGTAACATTATGCAAAACAGAATCGCGATTGTAAATCGATATATTATCAACCAGGTAAGTATGTCCGGCAATAGGCGAAGTGAGAATATTCACATCAGTTAGTCCGTTGCTATTTGTGAGCATCCTTTCATGAGTCAATGTAGTAACACCATCATCACGGTACTTGATAACAACATCCATATCGTTTGCAGTCTTTGCCGCAGCAAGTACAATCTGAAGAGTATCTGTTTGTTTGATATTCATAATAATCTAAGTATTTGCTGTTGTGTCAATCCTCCACTACTGACGTGTGTATGCGTGCTTATTTCTCCCGTTAATACCGATTCAACTGCCGGTTTGGTTACTGTTGCATCTGACCCAGGATTGCCTTTGTCGCCCTTGTCTCCTTTTGCACCTGGCGAACCAGGAGAACCATCAAAATAGTCAGTATTCTTAATCGGCGTATACCCATTAGTACCAGGCGAGCCATCATGTCCATTTGTACCGTTTACACCATCAAAGTAATCAACTCCTTTTCGTGGTGTAGAACCGTCTTTACCATCCTTCCCATCTTTTCCAGCAGGTCCAGGAGGTCCGGTTGTTGATGCCGCGACAGTCTTTAATGACGTTAATAAGTTACTATTTATATATCCAGGCATATTATTGTTTTTCGTATGCGCCCATATCAGGAGCAGCTCCTTGGTAAGGCAATCCCACGTCAACACCTGCATTTATCAGGTCGGACCCCGTAACCAAATGTCCGAACGTTACGGATGGCAACCGGCCATCTGTTCCTCTGTCCCCGGCTAACTGTGATATCTGGAGGTTTTCAAAATCAGAATTGTTAACTGTTACTGATCCATTCCATGTATTATTTGTATGAACTATTCCAGTATTGAAATAATATTCGGCAAATCCGTCATTCGACCAGGCAGCATTATTCTTGAAAATATTTACAATACCACTGGCAGCCGGATAATGAAACTGAAATCCGAGAGATCCATTGTCAAAAGCAAGATTATTATAAAACCAATGAATGCACGAATAATCAGCAGTGTTTTGATCAAATCCATTGGTCCTGTTTTTAGCAGCAATACAATTTGTTAATGTTCTGAGGTGAGTAGATGATTTGTCAGTTTCATTCGGTCCTAGTTTAAATCCCTGTCCGTTACCCAATAATCCAAACGAGTCATTATATCCATTCCAAAAAGACCAGCAATTTTTTAAGGTATATATGCCATCGGTAGCAAAGAAATCCCAACCGTCATCCGCAATATTCCAGGCTCTGCATCCATCAAAGGTTATGTTGGTAGCTGTTGAACCACCTGTTATCTGGAAGCCATTAGCATCTTCAAAAGGAGCATTGTTCCCGTTCGGATTGCCTATCGAATCCACATCGTGATGCGCATCACAATTCTTAAAATAAATATGGTCGCATCCCGACATCAGCGAATATCCAGATCCCCCTATATGATCAACCGTTACAGCCTCAATTGTATCATGCGTCGAACCATACATGGCCCATCCAAACATTGGTGCTCCTGCCGACGATTGTAATGCACTGGTTATCCTTAATCCTTTTATCTTTAAATAATCACAATTGCTTATATACATCACAAAACAATATGAAGTTGTCGATCTACCTATATTATCCAGGTTAAGAACAGGCACCTCTTCTGGGTAATTCAGGATACAAATCGGATTCTGGCTGGTGCCTGTCAGATCATCTATCCTCACGTGCGTATCAGATGAAGTGCTACCTGTAGTTCTGTATGTTCCTCCCCTAACATATAATGTATCGCCCGCTGATAATTGATTAAAAGCATACTGCCATGAACCCCAAGGTTCGTCATACGTACCGTCATTGTTGTCATTACCGTTTACTGCAACATACTTTGCTGTTAAACTCGGAGTCACTGGAGGTTCAATATAATTATTCAGGTTGCCTATAGTAGAATAATATATTTTCCCATTATGCCATACCAATATAGTATCAGGAGTCATGTTCTCAGGCAATAGAGGAACTCTAAAATCTGAAGGTATTGTTATTGATGAAGTAAATATAGGTGATACAAGGGAAGCTTTAGCATTTAGCGAAGTCTGAACATTGCCTTCAATTCCTAAAAGACTATTCATCTCATTAGTCGATGGTGTTAGTCCATGAATTTTATTTAATTCTACCCCAGTTGCAGTTAGCGTCGTTGATCCAATTCTTAACGATGCAACTGTTGTTAATCCTGTCAATGTTGAATTATTAACTGGAATAAATAATGTTGACATAGAAACGCCTCCTACAGTTGGAAGATTTGTCAATTCAAGATCAGTGAACCATCCTTTTAGTATTCTATTCCCTGTAGAACCAAATGAACCGGTACTGAAAAGACTATTAGACCCTAAAGAAATATTACCCCCGGCTAATGTCAGTAAATTTGAACTTTGAGTCAATGTCACGTCCCCGTTATAAAAATTAATTACAGATCCTACCCCATTGAGGTTAAGAGTAGCTCCTAATTTATTTGCAGTGATATTGCCTTTTACAGTTAAGTTCTGTGCAGATATTACTGTAGTAATAAGCACTGCGATAAAAATTAAAATTACTTTTTTCATGATTCTATTATTTGTAAATTTATCCAATCTGTATCTTCATCACCAGCCCATGCAGTTGGCGTTAGTGCCTCATCAATAACATAATCCCCATCCCTGGCACCGTCCCTGAATGTTCCTATTGTTCCAGTTCCTTCAATTGACTCTACATTCACCCAATCAATATCCTCGGTTCCGGCAAAAGCAATAGGCGTTAATGCCTTGTCTGTAACGAAACATAAGTCCCTTGACCCATCGCGGTAAGTATCAACCCCGTCTGTGTATTCAACGTAATTACCAGTAGTATATTCAACGTATTGTGCCATTATATTGAGGTTAAGTTTTTCCAATCCGTATCTTCAATTCCAGCAAAGGCAGATGAAGTCAAAGCAACATCTATCCTTAACATCCCATCTCTAACTCCTTTACGGAATACTCCAGTTCCTTTCGGTGGCGCAGGGTCTGTCAATGTAACATATTGAGTTGAAGTACTAGATGGTGTTATTTCCCTTATCAATCGTACTGAAAATCCATATATTTCAGCTTTTGAGTAATCATGAAATGTCGCATCATTATACCCTAACTCTTTATATCTTGCAACATCTGAACACCAATAATCTGAGTAATAACCAAGCATACTAAATGTCCCGGTGTCATCTCTCATTCCTCCCGGCACTCCTTTAAATCCAAAAGTATCGGTTGCGCTGTCATTTGGAGTTATCCAATGAGTGGTTCCTGTTTCCTTTAAAAACCCTCCTGCAATAGATTCGCCTCCTGTTAAATCAGTTATATCTTCCCATTGAGACTGAGTAGGAACAACCCACCCAGGTTCCTGCACTCCTCCGCGTTCAAGATAGGCTAATTCTCTCCCAAAATTTACGTTAATTGCATACCAATTATATAAAGCTCCATAAGATATTTTATTTGCTACATCGTTATTGTACCAACAATAAGCACCGACAATATTCTCAGCCCATCCGGTATTTAAGTCAGAAGAAACCAGACAAGTAGCATGAAACTCCGTTCCCCCTGATTGAGAGAATATCCTAATAGTGTAATCATTATCTTCAGTGATGTTATAACTAAGACTATTCAGGCCTTCATCCAGGACAGTTGTTGCCTGTAGCGTACCATCTTTATAAAGTGATACCCTGGGAAGATCGCCGCTAACTAATGTAAGATCAATTTCAAGATTCAGAACGTCTCCGTCCATTAATGCCATACTATTAGTATCAGCATGACCTACAGAAGATTCAGTTTCAATCGCGCTTAGTATGTTCTTTCCTAATGTAGAGAATGTATCAAAATCAATATTAGTCCATCCGGTGAGTAAGTCAACCGGACCATCCGAAGTAAGATTAAGGATATTATCACCATTTGAATATTTGGTACACTTGAAGTTCTGAGCAATAAGTTCAAAGTTACCTATTGTTATTACTGTATAAATATTGCCGTCCAAATCGACAAGATCGGTACTTGGAATAACCGCAGGAGTTACAGGTATTATCTCTAACAGATCAGCTTGCCATTTACGCATTTTGACATTAAAGTTTCCGGCATTGAATACAAATATTCTTATAGAGCTACCTTCTAAGTTTAATATATCCTGAAAACTACCGATAACATTTAAGACAATATCATCAGGGTCCATCTCCTGGATATTCATATCAATAAACTGAGTCGGACGAGAGAACTGTAACCCTATCTCGCCACCTATGATCTCAAGTAATGGATCTGCTTCGCCTCCTGGATCAGCAGTGTTCCATACAGACGAATTAATTAAAGTAGTTCCTACCCCTATTGATCCTGCAAACTGTTCAATGACGTTATCTATTCCGGCATCAGCAACGTCACCTAACATATAATCGTATTCTAATTCTTTGCCATTTAAAGCATTGACTATTATATACTCCCGCTTTACGATCTCTGATAGGTCATGGTAAACAGAATAAACCCCGCTATGTGGAATTGCCATAAAGATATTAGCAATTTTACGAAGCCACCGGAATTTATACCAAGGATATTTTTTTACGACAATCTCATCGGACGTACACTGAAAAACAATGTTTTTAACTACCGTCCATAACCCCGCGGAAGAGGCAATAGGTAAATAAAGAGTAATCACATAAGGCCCAACTGCTTCTAATCCTACTAATTTGCGCTGAAATGTGGCCCATCCGTTTGAACCAGGGATCACATCATCGGTATTAAACCCAACAAAATCTTCAGAATCAACCCATTCAAGAGTATCGGCATCAACTACACTAAGCCACTTTGTACCTGCTACATTCATAACCTTCATATATAACCAGGCAGTATCTATGCTTGTACCTCCTGAGTTATAGTGAAGATAATCAAATGAGAATATAAATACATCCGAAGTGATTAAAGCGTTATCCCCAAATTGCTGATATACATAAATATTAGGTTGCTCTGCCAATACTCCGGGCAGTGCAATACCATCATCTTCACCAGGAATGACATTTGAAGTCCGGTTAAATCCTGTTCCTGGGATGACCGTATTCACAAGAGTCCAGTCCTCAAAAGTAAGATCAGGAGCCGGAAGGTAAGTATCTGCTTTGAACTCCCAGTTATCAATCCAGCTTTTCTTGTAACCGTAATCCTGATTTAGAACTATTTTCTTTGCCGGGGACTTGATCATTAAAGCAGATCCGGGAAATTGTAAAAGATTAGAAGGTGTTGCAACCCGGTTAATATTTTGAATTGGTGCAAAGTTAGTACCTATTTTATCTACTGCTGATGTGAATATTCGACCATAAACCAATGCCTGAGTTAATTCTATAGGCCTGTAGATAACCATTTCACCCCGCCATTGACGAATAACAGCGTTATACTTTTTAAGTATCTCCTGAAGAACATCCCAACAATAAAACCCTCGAAATACATCAACATCCAAATATGCCTGATCTAAAGGTGAGTCAGTCAAGTCGGAATCCATATTAGATTCATAGATGTTAACATACTCCCCAAATCCGGTTATATAAACCTTACCTAATATATCAAATATGATCTGTGATTCGGTTCTGCGACCATTGTAATAAGTTACCGTCTCTTCTGAAATAACACTGCCCGCAGGAGTAGTATAAGCAACTTCTTCAGCAAATAATATCTTTTTTAAGTAACTAATGCCGTCGATTGCAGTTAATGCAACAGGATAGGGAACGCAATCATAAGGCTCTGAATATTCTGCCGTGACATTAAAGCCGGTCCAATAAATATGACTATTACAGTAGACGTTTATCTTAAACTCAAAATCCTGAACTGAGAAAAACTCTGTAAGTTGAAAGTCAGTCTCAGAATATACATTCATCACTGCTTTTGAAGTGCGAACCGGTTCATTGAACTCATCACTATCTGAGTTGTATTCAATATTCAAAGGATTGCCGGTTGCTATCAGGTTAATTATAACAGGCTGTGAAGTAAGGTCTTTTAAGAAATCAATAGACCAATCCAGACCTAAGAAGTCTTTAAACTCACACCGATATTTAACAAAGTATGCCATTATCCATTTTCCTCAATATACCTTCGTGAACTAATTACAATATCTTTGCCTTTAATCTTGCCGTAAACCTCAACTTTCATGTTTTGTTGCTGTAGATTACTTGCACCCGATGAACCGCCTGTACCTCCTAAATTACCGCTTTGTCTGCTTGCCATACCCATCATCATTCCGCCTACTGCCATTGCTACACCACCGGCTGCTATTGCTGCTATAGCCGTAGGAATTGATGGGGCTTTTAAAAGTGTCTGAGCCAGTAACATAGAAGTACCCATTGCAACAAGCATTTTGCCAAAATTAGCAATGAAGCTGCCGAAATTCTGTAGTAATTGATCGCCAAAACCCTGAAATGATCCGCTTCCAATAGCCTCAAACACTCCTATAAAAGCATCCGAGATCATTGAGGTAACTTCATCTGTGGCTTGTTTCCAGTTATCAACCCATTGTTTTTGAAAATCTTCTGCTCTTAAATCTGCTTCTGACATTGCAAAAGCTTCGGCATCTGTATTAGCCGCAGCCATAGCGTTAGCCATTTCCTGATTGCCAGAAGCCGGACCCATAGCAAGCTGATTTTTTCTCCCTGAGATACCTATTTTTAATCCTGATTGTGGTAATAATCCACGACCTCCCATGAAATTGGCAGCAGCCATACTTAGTTCATCGAATATCTTAGGCAGCGGAGTGAAAGCATCCACCAGTTCATCAGCACGTTTCTTTTGAGCAACTAATTCAGCAGTAAATTGTGATTGTAATCTCCTACTATCAGATCCTTCAATGTCTCTTATCCTTCCGGCAACTTCGTAGTATCTTTTCTTAGCATCAACACTTGCTAAGTTTAATTTCCAGGCTTCAAAAGCATTTTTTAACTCTTCCCGTGCATCAGCTAAAAGAAACTCTTTAAGTTCCTTCTCTTTAGCCATAGCCTCGGTGAGTTTTTTAAGTCTCTCTGAGTGCGATAATGTCTGATCTGCTGATTCTCTTATAAGTTGTGCAAGCTGCGACTGAAGAGTCTTTATCTGGTAGCCTTCCCTTATGTCATCCTGTTGTATTTTAGATTGTTCCTTTGCGTTTTTAATAGCTTCTTTAATATGAAGTCCTTGACCCATTATTAAGTCGGTAAGAAGTTGTTTAGAAGCCTTTAGACCAACATTCATTGCCTCTAATCCAATACTTGTATCTTTTACCCAACTAACTAAAACAGCAAAAGCAGCAGTAGCAGCCACTCCAATTGCCGGGAGGATAGATGCAAACCCCTTGACCTTCTTAGAAGCATCATTTAAAGTGCTGTCTAATTGAGTTTTATCTCCTTTAATCCGAATTACAAGGTCCCGAAGGAATGACATGATTATTGTTTATTAAAATTTAATGCTTCATATACTTTCAAATCCTGTTCTGTTATCCTTGGTGCTTTCTTTTTTACTTCTTCTTTGTCAACTCCTAGTTTGTAAATTTGATCCTTTCTCTTTGGCTTATCTTCCGGTTTGATATTCGGATTGCCTTGTATCATCTGCCAGAGTATCTCCCGTGTGTGCCATAATTGCCAATCCTTATCCTCCCAGTAACTACGAACAGAGTGATTAAACTCTTCAAGAGTAGCGTTTAAATATCTTTCTCTGGACCAACCCAATTCACCAAATGCAAAAGAACGTATTTGTAAAAATGTCAACTTACTTTTTGCTCTGCTTTTTTTTTACTTCCCATCTTAGTCATCTCACCCATCAGGATAGTTATCTTTTCGGTTAACTCCTTATAGGCAGACTGACTTAAATTCTCATACCAGAAGGCAGCATTTTCCTTCGTGTAGATAGGTCTAACAACTATTCCGGAAGCTAAAGCGTCTTTGCAGGCTGTGATATACCCGTAATATAAAAGATTGATCATAAGTTTTGGAAGGTCTTTCTTTACAAGTTCACCGATCTCCCAAAACTCGATACCAAGGCCAATCTTCATATCTTCAAGAGTGCCGATCTTCAAAGTAATATCAATATCCTTAGTTGAATATCCCGGTCCCCATTTGTTTTTATTGGCTAATTTCATCCCTTAAATAAATAAAGAGGAGACGTGCTAAAATTCGCATTTCCGGTATTGCTAAATCTCAATGAAGCTGAAGCATCTGTAGCTGTTGCAGTCAGTGTGATAAGGTTTAGTCCTGCAACCAGGACTTCAGTATTTGAGATATAAGCACTTGTATTGTTCCAGATACCTACTGTCGGCAAAGCTCCTGAGTTGCTTGTAATGAAGACAGCCAGTTTATAAATCCCTGTATCGGCAACTGAAATGGTATTGCTCTGACAGAACTTTGCCCCGGCTGTTGACTTAATTGCTGAGGTAATTGCTAATCCAGAAACAGTCAGTGTATCATAGTCATAAGTTCCGGCATCAGGATCGGTAATAAGATTGGCTGAAGTTCCGTGCAGGACATACAGTTTACCGTTGACTTTTAGACTTCCAGATAATGACATTGCACCTTCAAGTGGAGCATCAAAAGACAAAGAGCCTTGAAGAACCTTTCCGACTACCGGATAGCCTAAATCAAGAATTGAAACAAGCAGATCGTTCCTTGCAATTAAGTAATCCATTAAGTCTTTTGCACCCAAAACCGAAGGGTTGTCTGTCATTAATCCCGTAGAGAATAAGGATGTAAAATCAATCTTTGCGTCTTTTAACCCGGATATTCCCTCAAACCATCCGAGAGATTCTTTATTTGTTCCGTCAATAATAGAATCATTAACGCTCAGAGATAATCCTTTCTGTACGGCTACTACCTTACCACCTGAGTAAAGTAGCACGTTAGTACCGTTGATCTTTGACATTATGCTGTGAATAAAGCTAACGCACCTGTTCCTTTTACCGAACCTGAGAACTCACAAGGCTTTTCTAAGTCTGCCGTGATTTTCTCTCCGGTAAAAAATCCCATTCCCATCCATCCGGGAATAGTTGTGCCAAGAGCGGCCGGGACAAAAGCAAATTTACGGGCTGCATTTCCTGCAATAATGTGAGCCATTATCTCGGTTGCTGTTAATGCCGTTGCTGATCCTGCTTCATCCCATACTCCGCCAAAGTCAATTGACCAATCTTTCAGTCCTGCAATACCTTCCCACCAGCCACCGGATTCTTTAGTGGTTGCGTCTGGTATATCAACATTGACGTTTAAGGTTGCACTTTTACAGCTATATATTTTATCTGCTGAAGCTGTTGCGGTTGCGACTGTTCCCGATGTACTGAAGGGTGCATAGAGAGTTCCATTGATTGCTGCCATTTCTATCTGTTTTTAATTATTGAATCATAAAATTATACATATCTACTAATCGAATCTTACTAATACCATTGTCTGCTTGTTGTACTACTGTGCTTAAACTCTCAGGAGTAAGAACAATGAGTGTCCTGCTTCCGACTGTGAAGGTAGTTGCCCTGGCTGGTTTTAACAGACCCCGGACAACGTTTAATATCGTTTGTGATAACTTCAGATCGGCCCTTTCCTGCGATTCATCGACTATATGAATCTGAACTGATCCGTTATACATAAATTCATCTTTGGTCCCATCTTCCATCTGAATAACATTGCCTATAAAAACATAAATAGAAGCTGGTGTTTTTGGTATTGACTTGTAAACAGGATATGTTATGCCTCCATAAGTGACATGGGTATTTAGAATAGTGTAAATACCATTTATCAGATCATAACTTATGTCAACAAGTCCTGTACTCATTTTTGTATCTCGTTTAAATTCTTTTCAATCCTCTCTGTTAGTTTCTTTTGCTGGTTTAATGCAGCCCAGTTAAGAAACGAATCGCCTTTTATATTAACTTTTCTAATTCCTTTGCCTTTAAATAATGCTGCAACATCTTCCGTTCCTTCAGATATTTCAACCAAATCACCGGTTCCAAACTCAATATACGGAGCATAAAAAACATCCGTTCCGACTACTTTTTCCATCGACTTAACAACCCTGTTATAGATCGAGCTTGCTAATCTTCCGGTAATCCAATGTTTTGCACTTCCCATCATTCCTTTAAGTCGCTTCTTTGCATCCGACTCAATACCTTTTGCAGTATCTGAAACAGCTTTATTGATTGCCTTTTCAGCCTCTTTTTCATAGCCTTTAAAATCTTTCAAAAGGCCCTCAACTCCGATAACTTCTGCGCCGATCATTATTTTTTAGTAGCTGCGTAAATTACTATTTCATTCACCTTTGACTTACCCGGATTACGTGTTATTGGTCTTATCGGAAACATAACAATTGATCCCCAAGTGATCTTTATATTATCACTGTAGGAGTTATCCCATAATTCTATCTTATAGACTGCACGATCAACTAACTCCGCTTCATTCATAAATCTTGTACCGTCTATCTGAGTAATCTTAGCACGTACACTGGCGGCAGTACCCCATGTCTCTGTAACGTCTCCTGTGGTAGTGCTTTCAGATTTAGTTGAAATCCCAATAACCCTATTTAAGTCACCTGTTTTCAATAGTTTGTACTTAATGAGTTAATAAGTGAAACTGTATCAAATGGCAGCCTGGCAATATTAACGCCTATTCCATCTTCCCGATAATTAAACATCGAAGAAACAATCTTTAAAAGACAAAGATTAGCCGTTCCATTAGTCGCTCCTGCTTGAAAAACTACTTCAACATAAGACGGGTTTGTGCTGGCTCCGACTAAGATGGTCCCAAATACGCTATCAGGCATTATTTTGATGCGTTTTAATCCCATCTGCTGAAATGTAGTACTTACCCCGTTCATTGCAACTGTAATGGCAGGAGTTGCCAAAACAGGACTTACCGGTAGTTCAAACCATCCATCTTCTGCATCGTCTTCCTCGAAATAAACTTTATAAGACTTCGATACAATAGATAAACCAGTTCTTTGTTCCAACCATTCTCTTGCAGCGATAATCATTGCATCAATAGTTGTGTCCTGTGATGTGTCAGCACTGGGAAATCCCATAAAAGCCTTAACATCAGCTTTTAAAACTGGTTCAGTTATTACAGTGGTAAGTACTGATAGTTGCATTACTTTTTCTTTTTAGTCTCACGTTTTGCAGCAACCTTATTTTCCTTTGTTTTAACAGGTGCTTTTTCCTCTTTTTCTTCGAGTAGAATAACCCGCTTATGGTCGAGCAGCATCTGAGCGTACTTATCCGACACTTCAACGATTGCTTTACTTTTCAAATACTGTACTTTTGGCATAACAAAAATATTAAAGAAGGGGTATATTTCAACCCCTTCTGAGTTTACTTTTTAGCGACTTTCACAGCAAGTGCCGTCACCTTACTTCCGGTAGTCGTTACTCCGCCAGTAGCCTTTCCGGCAATCTGTAATTTCAGATATTTCCATAGGACTCCAGTAGTAACATCGACCATTTGGAATAGACTATCAGCACCGCCGCCATATTTTACTTGTGTGGTTCCGGTAGCTACCCAGTTAGTACCGTCCAATGATCCAAGAACATCAATATAGGCATGAGCCTTAGTGGATGTTCCTAATGTAGTCATCTTGACGGCAAAAGCATAGTATGCAAGATACGGCTTGTTGATTGCAAAGGTCCAGTAAATTGTATTACTGCAAGATACTGTATCGGTAGCAGCAAGGCCACTGATAACCTTAGTAGTTTCGTTCGACAACATAGTAGTTGTGCTATTTTTTGCCTGGCCCATTACACTGAGTGCAAAACCCGCAAGTAAGAAGAGAATAAATATCTTTTTCATTTCAGTTCTTATTAAACGGTTAATGATGTAATTCCATTGGCAAATGTATCAGCTACGAAAGCATAACAATCCGGAGCCTTGATCCTGTTAGCGCAACGAGCAGAAACAACAATAGTCTTTCTGTCATACAGTGCATCGTTCTCGTTCTGATCGAATATCTGAACGGTAATACCTTTCCTAAAGAACAGTGTGTCTTTTGTGAAGTCACCTATCAGGAAGCTACCAGCTGTTACCAGTGTAGTTTCATAAACAGGAACACCACAGATATTTTTCTGAACTCCAAGATTGGCATAGTTCGGAAGCAGGTACAGGCCATCAACATTCTTCGGCATATCCATTGCAGCACCATCAATCGGGTTGATAAGTATTGCAGAAGGCTGAAAGTGAAGTGCTACAAGTTGAGCATAAGCAGCCCTGAGAACATCAAACTGGTTAGGAGTGATTATAGTACCTGCAAGAGTGCCGAAAGAAACAGCCTGTGCAAATCCGGTATCAGTGATACCCTGTATGACAGGAGTTGTTCCGGTTCCGGAATAAACACCTTCTTCAATAACCCTCTCCAGGCCTGTGAAGCCTTCAAGTTGAATCTCAGAAAGAAGCATCTCCCAGTCGTCAAGTGAACGGTTCTGTACTTTGAAATAATGACCAAGCCTTTCAACCGGTAAAGATTTCTGTATGTAAGTAAGGTCACTCTGGGCATAAGAAGCACCTTCAGCAACAGCCGCAGCCGCAGCAGTACGGGCTGATCTTTCGATCCATGTTATAGTATCGCTTCCAGTATTGCCCCTGTTTATAAGATCCAAAAGCATCGGTTGCCGGTCCGGGGCCTTCCCTATCCCTGGCTCACGCATTGGAAGCACGACAGCAGTAGCAAGAGCAGATCCGCTCAGGTTGGTTGCTGTGTCCATGATAGCCTTGATCTCAAACTGCATACTTCCGCCCTTTGCTTTCAAAGCCTCGACTTTCGATTTGTCGGTAAATAACTTTTTCAGTTCAGCAAAAGAATCCTCTTCTTTCTTGCCAAACTTACTATCCTTCATCTCAAGCTGAATAGCATCGGCCTGTTCAGAAAGAGATTTTATCTTAGCCTCTGACTCCGCAATCTTACCTTCCAGTTCTGCTTTCTGATCTATAGAAGCTTTTTTAATAGCTTCAATAGCATCAGTCTGCTTTTTCTGTTCGGTTTCAATACTGGTCTGAAGAGCTTTTAATTCTTTTTCATCCATTTTGTAATGACTTTAAAATTGTTTGTAAAACTATTTTGTTTTCAATTTTAGTCGGCTCAATTATCGGAGTGGTTATTACCGGCTCTGTAATGTCAAGTGACTTTATTATTGATTGTATTTTGCTTATCTCGGCCTCAAAACTCTCACAAGATTCATCTGTATATTTATCGTTTTTGAGTGCCTTGCTTAGTGATTCAAGTCTCTTATTCAGGTTATCGATAACATCTTTCTTCTCACCTTTTGCACTTACAACTTCAGTAAGTGAATTGGCTCCCCAGGTAACAGATGAATATTCCCAGAGTTTCAGTTCTGTAAGCTTCCTATGATGAAATACATCATTTTCAGTTACATTCTCTGACTTGATAGTATTATACCCAATAGAAAGTTCTGTTATGATCTTGTCAATATGCTGCTGAAGCTTATCCTGACTAAATGAATCTTTACCAAACTGAGTCTCAAAATAAAGACCTTTCTGATCCTCTGCTAATNTAATAGGTACTCCGATTGGTTGCCATGAGTCATGCTGCCATAAGTGTTTAATCCTGCACCTTACACTTCCCGGCCCTCTTTCCTGAATAGTTTTTGCAAAAGCTCCGGGCATTATCATATCCTGATCAGAGTCTATGTTACCAAATATAGAGGCATAACCAGTTACGATGCCAGTTTTTTCATCTGCATCTTTCAACTCAAAATTACTCTTTACTTGAAAGTTCATATCTTTATTCGTTAATTACCTGTATCATAAACTATTGTACATCTGCAATTTATAATCTCGTCTGCATCTCCATTCTCATCACCAGGGAATTGCAACCCTATATTATATTCGTATTCCATTTCCTGCGGTCCCATTGACTCATACTTTTGATGTGACTCTCTTACTCCTGGCAGTCCACTTGTTAACCATTCTTTCTTCACCCCTTCTTTATTCTCCTGCGCTGCTTCAAATGATCCACTGTTGCTTGCACCATTAACCTCAGTTCTTGCAATTCGTTCGGCCTGCCAACTTTCTATTATCGAAAGATCATCACCAATCAAAGTATCTCTCATTAATTTCCTTCCTGCAGGAATACCCAATCCATCTTCGTTTATTTTCGCAATAACATCATCAATCACTTTATTTATTGCTTCCTGCTCGGTTGATAGTATTGCTTTAGCCTTAATCAATGATCTTTCAGCAGCGTAATGTTTCATCTTCCCTTCCCAAAGCGATAACTGATCTTTATTGTCTTTTGTTTCCATCTCAGGAATTCTGCTCTTGCTTCTTTTCAGCATCTTTTCAGTGTCATAAGCAAACTTCCCCCCGACTTTAGACCAAAGTTCCAGAAGATGTTCATTCATTACCTTTGTCTGAAGTAGCATTGAAGTATAGTTTTTAAGCCTGTCAGCATCTACATATTCAGACATATCAACAATCGGTTGCCGGACTTTTACAAGAACCTTTCGGGTTGACCGCCAGTATTTATTTGTCAGAGAACGTCTCAGATTTTCGTTTGTACTAATTTTCACGATAATCTTTTATTTTCAATCTTTTCATTGCTTCTTCTGTGACTGCTGCATCAGGTGGTAATCCCAACTCACTAAGTGGCATCAATCCTGCGCCTTCATAGATCATATCCATTGCCGGATCAGGTAACATCTCATAACCACAAGCCTCACGTATCTCGTTTTTAGTAAACGCCCTGGCATTGACCATCCATGCAACTAATGAAGTCTTGTCAGTCTGAAGGCAAGCAACCTCTGAATAATCAGCTTTCAAATAGGTTCCTTCTTCTTTAAACTTAGGAGCAAGCCACTTGCTTAGTGCCTCAAGATAAGCATCTAATGATGGTTGGATAGCGTTGCGCCAGAGTGCCGCTTCTGCTTCTTTATAGTTATTGTAAGTTCTGTCTGTACTGCCTGAAAACAACTGAGAAGGTACATTATAAGCATCGCAAAGATTACCTTTATATATTCCTATCGCTTTTAGTATCTCAAGTTCAACCATTGTAAGGCCTATCTTAGTCCACATTGCCTGGTTACTTACAACAGATAACTCACCTTTCTTAGCATCACGTTTGAACTTAGCCTTGATCTCAGAACGCTGTTCTTTATTAAGATTGATAGTTTTGCCTTCGTCATCCAATAATGCCAACAATCCCCAGGCTCCCTGGTTCTGGAAAGCTTTAACAAGAGAGTTATATGCTTCACTTGATCCAACAACTGATTTAATGAGTGGCCTTAACCGACTCATCCCGCGTAAATGACCACCATTAAGATCATAATCAGGATTAAACTCTTTCCAGTGTAGTATTTTTTCAGGTGTATAGTCGGGTTTCCCTGCCTGTGAAAGAGGATAAAATGAATAACCTGATACCGGACTAAACACTGTTCCGATATTGACAGTCATCCATTTTGGGGGAAGTTGATCTAACCTTGCAGGCATACCACTATTTAATCCTGCATCCAGCGTTTCTTCAGCCGTAAAGGACTCACCAAATATATAGTAATAAGACAAAGCAGCTTCAATAAATTGAGAACAAGACTGATAACCATTAGGATTATTTAGTCTTTCGATCATCCTACCTTCTACCTCTTTTTCGTCCTTATCGTATTGATAAATAGGCACTGTTGAAGCTGGCTCTACAATCTTATTAATAACAGTAAAGACATCATTATTTGACAGATATGAATTAAGATAGGTTTCATTATCCTCTGTAGGATAAAGGGCTGCATTACCAATGAGTTTTAATAGATATGAATCTAACTGATTAGGAGTCTTACCAGTGAGTCGATTCCAAATCTCACCTAATTTCGCCATCCATTATGTATTTATCTGACAAAATTAAGTTATTTATTTCATATAACATGACTTTTATCATGTTTTTATTAAAAATAATTTACAAAGCACGTGATTCGAGTACTAACTAAGATAATAGTTAGTTATGCCATGTGAAATTGTGACTTTGGTTTTTCGTCTAAAAGATATGTTATACCCCAAACCAAGCTGTCGATTCGGTTAGGCGACTTCATACCAGCGGCAACATCCCAGGAACATTGTTCATCTTCTAATTTGGCAAGCGAGCCTACATGATGGACTCTGCCCTGTTCATAAAGCATTACAACAGGTTCGGCCCTTGTTACCTTTCCTCTTGAAGCCCAAACCTCATCGTAAGGGATATTGCCACCTATTTGCTTTAACAACTCTTTAATTAATTCACCTCCATTATTGACTTCAGCTATAACCTTATCTGCTTTATACTTATCATAAGCATTAACTACCTTGGCCATTAGATTAGCGGGAGGATATATCCCTGAGAAGTCATCTAATACGTAAAAATGACCATTAGCGGCCATGCCTACAGGAATAATACCGGATTCATCAGATGTATCTTTAGAAGTTACAGCAGGATCTATAGGAATAACACACTTAATCAATTCAGGACATTCAAATACCCGGTAAGGATCAATAAGTGAACGGGTCCATAATGCACCTTCAATATCTTCCAGCATCTCAGCATTGATTTCCTGCCTGCCTAACCTGGTCCCTTCATATTTCTTTATGATAGAATCAAAGAACGCTTTACTTAGATTAGCTTTATTGTCATAACTTGAACCCCTTGTGATAACAGTATTAGGATCTGCAAGTATGTCCTTAAGTATTTTTATAGGCCTTGGTGTAGTCGTTATAAGTGCTTGAGGTTTTGTACCTAACCTTAACCCCATTTGTATCTGATCCCATGCTTCAGGATAACGCCAGGCAGCCAATTCATCAACCCATGTTTTATAAAACTGCAATCCTCTGAATCTTTCTGGTTCATCCGCACTTCTTAGAAATGCCATTGCTCCGTTTTTCCATGTCAACCGGGATTTACTACTTTCATACTTAGGTCTATCCCAGGGAGGGGAACAATTCATTATACCTGACTCGCCTTCGATCATTATATCTCTTAGGTCGCCAGCCGTTGCTCCTGCTAATAATATAATAGGGTTATTTTCTTTCCAGATACGGACAGTTTCACATCCTGTTCTTGTTTTGCCAAAGCCTCTACCTGATACAATAGCCCAATAAGTCCAATCGCCAGGAGGCAGTAATTGAGACGGCCTTGCAATAAACGACCATCTGTATTTTATTGCTTGTACAAAATCACTTCTTTGTCTTGGGGTTAACGATTCTTTTTGCAACTTTAATAAGTTCATCGTCACTTAGATTATCAAATGAATTGCCATTGTTTAAATGGTCTATTTCCTGAGAGTCTTTCCATCCCATATTTTTAAGAGCAAATATATCAATAGTTTGACCAGCCATTTCATAGGAATGTTCAACTGCTAACTTTGCCCTTTTTATAATGTATAAATACTCATCGCCTCTATCCTCGTAGTCATCTAATGATTTCCTGGTACAAAATCCCAAATATAAAGCTAATCCTGTGATAGTTGCCTTCTCTGTATTTTCAGAACAGTATTCAAAATAACCATTAACAGCCTTCATTAAATCATCTATTGATTGAAAGATAGGCGGCTTTCCTGAATTGCCTAATGCAAACTTATTTCCTTTTGGTGCTGGACACATGACTTTACTTTATTGATTCTACCTTAAATGTATATTTTATAAACCTAAACCATAACCATTTTTTTGTGTGCGAAGTAACTATAATGTCGTATTGAGGTAATAATTCCCCTTCGTGCCTTTTGATAGTAAAATATTCGCTTTCACCAACCACAATATAACTGCCGGTAAGCGGATCTAAGTTTCTATGCTCAATCCTCATAACCTTTTTTACTATCCCTTGTAATTTAGGAGTATTCCACGCCTCTAACGATATTTTAATCCATCCCTTCTCCATGTTATTTCTTTTCAGTATTCAAACTTGCCACAATCGCAATGATTATGACCAAAGGAATTAATATCCAAAGCGTTGTTGCCATTATTTTCTATTACATTTATATTTTATATTTCCAGGTAGTGAATTATACCAATTAACCAAATCCATTATCTCCTGTTCGGTTTTATCACATTCCTTTATTACCATTTTAGATTTACCTTCAGAATATGAAGCAACTATATGATCATTATTGTAAACAGAACATTCCCAGCAATGAGTCTGATCAAACTTCTCACATGAAATTAAAATAAATAGTAAAAATATGCCATTCCTTATTTTCATATCTAAAACTTTAACCCTATTTCAATTACAGTATCACCCCATTTTATTACACCTGTCCTGAAAGCCAGTGCAAGGTGTCTGAACTTTACTCCAAGTCCGGCCTCAATATCCATCGGATGAAATATGTTTTTATTAACCCCTCCTTCATCTTCTGAAAAGTATTCAATACCTGAGTAGTTGTGATAAGCTAATCCTAAAGACAGGAATGTAATCTTATCTAGGTAAAACAGTTTTCCAATCCCGACTTTTAGATGCTGATCGATAGTTCCACCGCTTATGTTATATGATCCTTTTGAGAATGATACATAAATCTTCAGTGAGTCGTTTTCAAGTCTTACACCATATCCCAAGTCTGTAGGCTGCAAAGATAGATAGGCCGTGTTCTGGCTGAATAATTGAGCCGGAATCAATAAGAGCAAGAGTAAGAGGGTTTTCATGATGTCAAAATTAATAAATGTTTATGTCTTATACAAATTTATCTTTTTCAAATTCTATTACCCATACCCACGGGTTTTTATCCCATGAACCTTCGCCATTGATTGATTCCCATAGTTTAGCATAAGAACCGATACCGGTTGTGTTTAAAGCAATTTGCAATCCTTCTGCAATAACATCATTTCTGGATATTTCATTTAACCTTTCAATCCTTATATCAGTTATCTTAAGTTTTATTCGGCAGGCTTTATAAGGCATAAATAATGATGATCTTTTAAACCACCCATAGGTTTCTCTCTTAGTATTTGGCAGGATATTTTCAGGAGGATTGTCGCAATAATGATATTCAAATCCGGTCAATGTTGTGTCGAAAAATCTCCATTTCTGCTTGCCTGATTTGGTATGTCCGTTTCTTTGCCACATCCCATAAGCGTAATACATTTCTTTCACCCAAAGAATGTCCCTTGACTTATAACTGTGAATTACCCATGAATAGTTATTTGAGTTAACTAACTCCCACGAATGATATAGTCTGTCATCATAAGGAATAGCTTTCCTTGGAATATCAAATTGGTTTGAATTGCCTTTATATCTAAATCTATCAGGTCTTTCAATAAGATCAGGAATCTTAATTATCCTTCTGGTCTGCGTTTTTCTTCCTTCAATGATTGCCTGAACCATCGGAGTACTAAACAAAATAGGGTATTCTTTCATCTTACAAGGTTTTTATTTTTTCAAATAACTGTTTAACTGTCGTAATCTCAACTATCTTTTCACCATCTTTCAGAGTCACAATCTGATTAGGAGGGTAATTAGCCTCAATGAAATGCTTCACCGTTTCAGTGTCTCCGGTGTATGAAATATTGGTTGTTCCGATTTCAATGGTAATCATGACCGTGCGTTATTTAAGTCTACAAATTCTCTTTTATCAAATGTCTTAATATCCTTTTTGTCAACCAGAAACTCAAACCCATCATTATCTTTTATCAGAATCTGCCTTGCTTCAACTTCGGTTATGGTTGCATAAAGCTGATACCTGCAAGTAACGGTATTCCTTCTGCGTATCTTAGTTGTTATCTTAAAATCAAAGTAGCCAAATGAACCGGTAGTGTATTCCATTACAAATAACGTTTAATTTTATTATAATACCAATCTCCGGCTAAAGGATTCCATAGCTTACACGCATTTTCAAGTGTATAGGCTCGATTGTAATAATTCTGTATAATATACCATATCTGAACAGACTTAATTGAATCCAGTCTATCCGTTAACGTAAACGATTTAGGATTACCGGTTAACTCACAGATGCGATTTGTTTCTTCAATCATTTCAGGGCCTATTTGCAGAATCCCGGCATAACCAAGCGAATTTATAACATCGGTTTGAAAGTTACTCTCTACCTTCATAAAAGCATAAAGAATAGGATCAAATACTTGAATCTTCTGCGATTCCTGAATGTACAAAACAGTCGTGTCGGGAGCTTTCGAGTGAGTTGAAAGCAGGAATAAGAATAATATAAAAATACTTTTCATGATTTAAAGTTTTTATCTACAAGCCTTTTTTCATCAATATCTTTCCTGGCTTCTTCAATAAATCTTCCCAAGTAAAAGTTAGCCGTTAGTGTTGAAGTATATTCATGGTTCTTAAATGGCATTTGACCAAGATTATAAATCTCTTTCCTGATTGTCAAAAATGATGTGCGGTTCACTTCCCATTTTCTGATGTGCTTTTCAATAGTCAGATATTCGATTCCATATTCAAATTCTTGCTGGTCCTCTTTCTCTTTTTTAAGTTTGCGTTTTGCCTTTAATTTAGCAATCCCATAAGAAGCAATAACTACAATTATCAATGCAAAGATAAGAATTACTGCAAATGTAATCCAGGAATACGGATGAATTGGTTCAAGTGGTTCCATAGGTTTAAATTAAACAGGTTGATATTAATGCGAATATTACAAGCAAGAGAATTACAATCTCATAGACAAGCCCTGGAGTATCTTTGAAGTCAATGTATCGCTTTACTCTGAATATACGTTCCAGGATCAGGAGTGACAGGACTATGATAGGAAATACTTTCATAGGTTATGATTTAAGGGTTAGTAAATTCCTATATTCTGTCAACCATTTAATTTCTGCCATGTCAGGAGGCATTGGAATATGATTATTATTTAAAATTAAATTCTCAAAATCCCATTGTAATTCATACCAATCTTCAGTTGAAACGTCAAAATGAGGTATTTTAAATTTGTCAAATATCAAAAATCTCAAATGTTTCATTTTTTGCAATACTTCAGGTGAATTGATTTTAATGATTTCCTTAAGCGGTTTAATCATATCTCCCCAGTAAGCTTCCTCTGTGTCATGGAATAAAGCGGTTAACTGTCTTTTACTGTCATGACTAAAGTGATTTGCCACTCTTATTGAATGCTCTGCAATAGTGTATAGTCTTTTAGTTGCGCCATTCCATCGGGAATTAAATGCAAGTCCATGAGCTATATCTTCAAGAATTATAAGGTCAGGATTAGGATTCATTAAATCAAACACAATCCCTGTATATGTAATCATACATCCATCCAATACTATCTTATGTTTATCTATGTCAGTTGCCTTTGTTATTTTCATCTCAATATCACTGTTAAGATTGCCAATACAACGATTCCGATTACCGTAACGATCAGAGTATATGACCGGAAGTCCTTATGTGACTTCAATAACGCTTCATTCATCACATCTGCCATAACCCCCAATCGGTACATGATAGCAAATAAGTACATGACTGCAAAGGTTAATCCGGCTAAAATGTAAGGATCTAAAGCAGGACTGTTTTTGACAATGTAGATTACAAGGGCAGTGATAAAGAATAGCCAAAGGCCTAAATCGACTTTGTCGCGGAGTAAATAACGGATGATTCTTTTTAGTGTTTTCATAATTTTCTATTTAACTTTTTTGCGTTTTTGCCCATTTTATCATCTTCTCCAAAGTAGTTATCTTAAAGCTCAGTGATTTGGTGACTAAATATTTATCTTTGTATTTCTTTAATAGTAAATGGTGCGTCTTGGAGTAATCAATGGCATTATCTGTTAATATTAATCTATGTATAATTATAGACTTCTCCCATCCTTTGGTCTTATCTTCAACTAAAAAACAATATTGCTTTACTAAATCACCATCATTAGTTTTACCTCTCAATATTATCCTTTTCATATTTCTAATTTTAATTGTTCTGTTTTAACTGATCTCTCCCCCGCATTCTCTGTAATATCCGTTTCTATCCATGCTTGGATTATTACAACGACAAACATCTGGTCTTTCGTCAACTTCCTTTGCTTCCGGCTGGGATGAGAACTTATTAAAAGCATCTAAAATATATTGATACATCTCAAAATCAGATACCTTTTCATTTTCACTCTTAGAGTATCTATTATCAATTACCCATTGCGCTATTTCTTCCGCACCCGTCTTCTCTGGCTGAGAACTCTGGACGATTCCCGTTGCATTACATCTTTCGCACTCAACCTGTATCGGACAACTTCCTGAACATTCTCCATCTGGATGAGGATCGGCAGGATTATGTTCTGATGTATAACCATTACCAAAACAAACAGGACACTCCTGAGAACCCTGGACTACTTCCCGAGACGGGGATTGCTCTAATTTACAAATTTTCATAGCAAGTGACTCTGCTTCATCTGGGAATGTAATTACAGGCAGAACCGATTTGATTAATTCCAATACTTTTTTAAAGTAAGAACTTTCAATAATATCTTTATTGTTTTTCATTATTTCCTTGTTTTACATTTGATTCTATCGTTTCTGTGATCATAATAATTTTAGCACCCTGACAGACCGGACACACTACAGTCAACGGAGTTGTTCCCATCCCATAGTTACTGGAATATACAAAGCCAGTCGCATTACACCATGTACACCCCGTTAAATATGTTCGCACTGTTTTCATCTCTTTGTTTATTACTGATTTAAACTATTGAGGGGTTAATAATTCTCATCATCTTCATATCTGCGTTTTGGACTTAATCCATACGCTCTACGTTCGCTATCGGTTAAATCATCTTCTTTCCCGAATGGACTATTCCAAGGCTTAAATGGATTATCAGCATCAAAACCGTTATGCGGTGCGAACGGATCATCTTCTCTTATTCCGTTCCATACTCTAAAAGGATCATCATTTATTTTCATTTCTTCAGTTATAAATTACCTATACAAATACTTATGCGAATATGGTTTGATCGGCTGATACGGAATCTGTTTCGGACAATCTTTGCGATACATAAAGTAATTCCTACTGTTATCCTGGTATTCCGGTCTGTGTGTTTTACGGTAAGACGAATGACTTAGCTTCGGAGTGCAGGCAAATAAGGTTAGCAAAAATAGTGCAATGACAAATACTAACATTGCTGTGCTTCCTTTTTTGTTGTCTGTTGGTTGGCTCATGGCTTAGTTATTTAAGAGTTTAATATGTGTTTCAATCTTTTCAAACTTTCTTTTAAATTCCTGATCAGTATCACATAAATTTCTTACTGTATTTATTGAATGATTAATTGTTGCATGATCCATGCCTAATATTCCGGAAATAGAACTGTATGATCTTCGTGTGAACTTTGTCATCATAACAAAAAATAATTGTCGTGCCTCAACCAGATTGCGCCTCCTGGAATTGCGTTCATTTAATACATCAATACCTGTTTCTTTTTTAACCTCCAAAACAATACTACTAACAACCCTGTCAATCCTGTTGTGCTTATTACAGTTGAATGAAATGACATTCCAGTCATTGCGTGGGATAAATATGTTTGGTGTGACTAACATAACTTCTTATATAAACTTTCTTCCTTTGGACCGGCCAGTTCGTAATTAATTTCTTTGTCCCATTTCAGCTGGCGCATTTTGCGAAATACCGAATCCTGATAAACATATTTTCGTCTGGTTACTATCTTAACAAGCTTCACAAGGTCATTACCTCTGAATGTATCCGGTAAAAACGGGAACTGCTGAAGAACGGCCTGCTTAATTGTTGGGTGTGATTTGGTTTTCATTAGACAATAGTTTTATAGTTTTGAATTTTCTGCAATTCATTTTGCATTAACCTTATCTCCTTTTCAATCTCCCTTGACTTTCTTTTTTTAAATGATTCAATATATCTATTTAGATTTTCAGGAAGGCAAGTATTCCCACAAGTTCCGTTAGTACAATAAAACCCATCATTTATTCCTCCCCACCAATCTGATGTAGTTTTTAGTTTCATATCTCCCTTTTTATTAAACCTAAATTCAATATAAGGTTTCTTTTTTGTTGTTTTTGGTATTTTCATATCTCAATTTTCTATCAAATGTAAAGTAATCAAAATTTATGTACTATGATAAAAGTCATGTATTAGATTTTATTTTGTATTTAGCAATGTCGTTTATATGGATCCAAACAGCTTCCGGCAATCCTTCAAGTTCGATTCTTTTGTAGCGATCAAAAGCGTTCGGATCATCATTTAACATTTCGATTATTTCCGGATATTTATGCACCTTAATTTTTTTGTCCCATGAAATGAACTGTGCAATAGTCGGCTTTGGATATACACAAGTCTTAATAACATTATCAACTGCATCAATTAACCTTTCGTCTGTAAATCCTTCTGACTTGATCATTTCCTGGAAAATCTCAAAAAATTCGGCCGGTAAGTCGGGAAACGCTTTTTTAACCCTTACTGAGCATTGAACAATATTCTGCAAAGAAAGCGATCCTTTGTAAAGACTTATTTCGCCATCAATCTTATTCGAACTGCTCTGGAAAGTTTTGACGAGTTGCTCTCTCGATGTCGGCATAAGTTGCCCCAGGCTTTTTGGAGTTTCCATTTCTTAATATTTTATTGATTTCATTAAACTTGCTTACTATAATCGAAGGTGACATATTATTCATTAGCCAAATATCAGATATGTTAATGCACTGTTTAAAATACACTCTAAGTCCTACTAATGTTTCTTCCGAGTTTGCCGCCGGATATTTCTCTTTGTATTTTTCAAGTATTTTAGAAATAGCTGCTCTTTCTTTACCTCGGTTCATTATCTCATAACTTCCATGCTCTTCAACAAAACAATCTAAAAGTTGATCTAAGAAGTTTGGCGACTTGCTCGCCTTCTTGTTCTCTTCATTATTTTCATTCTTATTATTCTCTTCATTATTGTTTGTTGTCGTTTGTTTGTCAGTTGTTTGTCGATTGCTTGTCGGTTGTTTGTCGTTATGCTTGTCGGAATTCAACTTTTCACCCTGATAACTTTCATAATTACATATAGTTATTATACTATATTTGTTTGTCGTTTGTCTGTCAATTTCTTTGGTTTTCTCTAATCTATCTAAGCATGTTCTCAAAGTGCGAATACTTATTCCTGTTTTCTCATTGAGGCTATTTAATCCCGTTAATATCTGACCTCTTTTTATATTTATGCCTCTCCAATTACCCTCCTCATGGTTTGCATTAAGGAGCAAGTAAATGAAAAGATGAACCATTTCAGATACATTAAACCACTCCCAGTCACTAAATTTTCTATATAGTTTAATCCAGCCTTCCATGACTATTTTATTAAGGCTAAATATTTCTGATCAATAATATGACTGCTCGGCTGATGATACCTTCTTAATTTAAGTTCAGGCATACTTGACACACATTCTATAATATCTTCTGATCTAATTAAAAACCATTCGCCATTAATGTTATTATTTTTGAAGAATGTATGGAAATACTTTTCAAGATCATTCATTTGATGTGTCTTTATGCAATATCTGACAGCAAAAGTAAAAGGTAATTTAACATCAAATATTCTGAACCTTCTTTTTAAATCCCTTGTCTTACCTATCTTCCATCCAAATTCAGATTCTAAAAAGTACACATAACCGGGATCAGACATATACTCCTGCATAACTGTTTTTTCTTTAATTTTTGAACTTACAGAATGAGCATAATCAATATTAACTTCGAGTTCTCCATCCTTCAAAAAAGCCAATCTAATCTTAAATGATCCCTTAGAAAAATACATTGATAGTTTTTCTTCGCGATGGATGGTTTTATAGTAGTCTGTTATCATCTGCTTTTTATGATCCATCCAAGTACCAAATCCCGGCATAGTCTCAAGTATTTCATTAGCTATTCCAGAGCCGTTAAATTTTTCACGAAAATTATCCACTTCATCAAAAATAGACGCTTTCAATTTTTCCATAACTCACACTGTTAAGAATGAGCGCATCCCCTGATGGTGTGATAACTAACCGGGAGGAGAGTTCACCAGGGGAGGCTCAATATGTTTGTACTATGTACTTTTGTTTTTCATCCGATTAATTATCACATCACAAATGTAAACCCTTTAAAATTCAAAAACAAATATTTCTTTGATAATCGGAGAAATTAATTAAAATATAGATTTCATTCCCATTAATATTTTAGTGTCACCTTTATAGTCTTTCTGAAATAGAAAATTACCAACAGAAAAACCAAAAGGAAAGCCAATCAATTGTCCTGAACCAAAGATGATTATACTTTTTACCCCCCCCCATTTTGAAATTAAATCCATAATAATTTGTCTCTGAAATATTTTATTTGTTGGAACTAAGTAACTAACATTATTAGATAGTTCAAATGAGTGTCTTAAAAAGGCTTCAAAAATACTGTAAGGCGGATTTCCTATAATATAATCAACCTTTGTATTATAATCAAAAAAGTCTTTCCCTTCTTCAATTTCACAATAATCAGAGTCCGGTGGAAGGAACTTAAAGAAAGCACCCTTTCCCCTGCACGGATCAAGACACTTACCAGAAGGATTTACAAATTCAACTATGTATTTACTTACAAAATCAGGAGTTAAAACAACGTCTGCAGGTAAAACAGGTTTATCCCAAAATGTTTTTTGTAGCTCCATCCTTAGTTTTTATTTTTTTCCAAATTTACCATTCCTGTTCCTGTTCTGAAATGATTTTTATCATAGTTTTAGATATTGATCGATTATTTTATGACATTCATCCCATCCAACGCCAAACTCGCATTTATAGCCTTTTATCCTGAGTGCATCCATAAACTCGGACTGTTCAGCTATATGAGGCGTTGCAGCTTCAAAGTTCTTTTTATATAACCTGGTCCCTTCCGCTTTTACTTCAATGAATAGTCCATTATAACCTAAGCGGGGCTCTGCAATAAATAGATCAGGAAAACCCCGGTGCGACTGTATTGCTTTCATCATACCGGCTTGTGCACGTGAAAGATTTAGCCCGGCTAAATCGAAATGAAAGAGTACTGCCGGATACTGAAGCCTTAAATATTGTGCAATGTCTTTACAGATTTGGTATTCTCGGTTTTGTCTCATTAGTACCCTGTTTTGGTTAACCTCATTTCTTCTTTCTCATAAGATAATAGTGATCGAAGTCCATCAATTTGATGAACACAACCCCGGTTAATCCTTTCAATCCAATCAACTAAAAATGATTCTTCCTCACAAATGGAATCCAGTAGTGCATTTTGAACGGTTGCGGATAACCGGGCTGACTTAGCTATAGAAACAATAGTTTTATTAATTTCATGTGTCTTTTTGCTTCTGAGTGCTTTTTTTGCAAGTGCAAGCATTTCTCCCGACCTGGACATATAGCTCATTAATATTGCAATCCTTTCTGACATTTCATCCGCATTTTCTGATACAGTGATATTGAGATATGCCTGAATAGATTCGGCCTCTTTTTTGATTTCTTCTATATCCATATTAAGTAATTTTAGATTCATGCAATCTTAAAACCTCATATTTTTCACCTTTGTTTTCAAATACAAATTTACGTGCTTGTTGTTCTGATAAATGACTATTCATTGATAATGTACGATAATCAAACTCTCCTTTTTCCTCCCTCTCCTGAATAGAATTGAAAACAGAATCTTCATTGTAGTTATGTTCCAAGGCATATAAATCATACCCCTTTGCTGAGATACCATTTAAATGTCCTGTATCGGTACAATGAATTATTTTATAGTCATCTTTGAATATCCGGTAACCACAATTAGGAATGTCGTGATATAGTTTTACCGGTGATATTTGAAATAAACCATAATCATATAATTTGCCAATCTCATAAACATCTATATTCTTAATCCCTGTAAGATGCTTTACAATCCACTCACAACATCCAATTCTTAATGTAGGTCTATTTTGAACCATATTTAAGAGAGTTTTGATATTAAGATGGTCTAAGTGTTCGTGTGTTAGCAATACTATCTGCAAGTCGTTTAAAAAAGGTTTCACCAGGGAGAAAGCAACTCCACAATCAACCATAATCGAATTATGATAAATTATACAATTACCCGTACTCCCTGATGCAATAGCCTTATAAGTCATTAGATTTGAACTTTTTTGTTTTTCTTATCTTCCTGTTTTGGTTCATCTTGATTTATAACCTCAGTATCTGTAACCTCACGACCTTTGTTGCGTTTAAATAATTCATCAGCTGTGAGTTCTTTATCTTTTAATGCCTGTACATAACCTCTTAGGTCTGCAATATGTTCAGCTTTAATTGCATCTTTTGTTTTAAGTCCCAGGCAGGTTACAACTTCTTCTTCGGTTGCACTATATTCATTTTTTAGAAACTCAAAAGCCTTATCCCTGGCAATGATCAGTTTTGCATTATCTGAAAGATCGCCATTTGCACACTTGAAAGCTTCTTCATAAACAGTATCAATAATTGCCTTTGGAACAACCTTTAATATAGCATTCCTTTCGGCAATAGCAAGTATGGCCATAGCGTTTGTTTCAATAACACTTTCAGTATAACGCTTACCTCTCTTGTCAATTATAGACCTCCTGGCTTCAACACAAACAGCGTAGTTTGTTTCCATATCAAAAGCCACAGCCTCGGCAATGATAGTCTTATCTGTGATCTGTTTAATTCTCTGCTGTACTCTGATATTGCCGTACTGCTGACAGACAATTCTTGCCAAGTGAACAGATGGGCCGGTTACATTCTTTCCTCCAACCGGTTTTGCATAACGGCACGATTCGGCTGTTTCTTTATTCATACAGGCAATACCTACGCTATTAGTTCTTACCCTGGTAAGGTTACGTGGAAACTTCTTTGCAGTAGATACCTGTATATCTATTGAGGCTCTTTCCTGTGCTTCAAATACTTCGATTCCGGTTGAATCAATAATTTGGATGTTTTCTTCAATGTTTTCCATTTTTAGATGTTTTTATAAGTGATGTTATTTGATTTCATGTATTGACCTAATGCCTTTAATTGTGACATTGTTCCGGTAACTTCAAAAGAAGCCGTTACCGCTTCTTCGGTTGTCTTTACTGTCGGAGCTGATACAAACTGAATCTGAGGTTGATTTTCTTTTAATGGATCGGATGTCCCGGTTAGTTTTGCCCTTTCAATCCCCTTTATCCTTTCCTCATATTCAATGAACTTTTTTGTAAATTCATCAGGAGTTGCATTCTTTATAACGGTTTCAGCAATAAAGTTTTCATCATCGTAAATATAACATTTTGTCATGTCATCTAAAAGCATTCCGATTGATTTAAGTTTTGCAATCCGCTGATTGATCTGTATTTGTTTCAGTCTCTCGGCTTCAATTGCTTCATTCGCCTTCCTGGTTTTGACAGTTGTTATTGCCAATGATGCATTGAGATTTGTTTTGTACTCGGTCAGTATCTCGGCCTCAAATTCAGTTGTTTTGATCAGGTTTAGGTCGTCAATGACTTTATTAATAAACTCACTGCATTTCTCTTTATAGGCTTTCTCTGAGGTTGAAAGATTAATATCCATGTTCATCTTTTCAAATGAGATAAAATCTATTTTCTCGGATAGGCAAAGTTCATCATAGTATGCCTTAACTACTGCTTTCTTTTTATCCTTAATCTGAGTCTCCACAACGGCTATTTTATCTTTAAGCGTATTGATCGCACTGTTATACCTCTCGGATATTTCAGTCTTATAAATAGCCTCAAATTCATTGTAAGGATTTAATACACCTGTTTTGATTAACTTCCTTTGATCTTCAAAATCTCCGAGTTCTTTGTTAAGTTCCGCCCGGAGTTCCTTTAAGGATTTCATTGTGTCCTCAGTTGCTACCAGATTATTGATATTCAAATCTTCTAATCTCTTTGTGACATTTGCACCAAGTTCCTGAAGCTTATGAACAATCTTTGGTACTTGCACTAATTGAATTTCATTCTTTGTTTCCATAGGGTTTTAAATTACATCAATTTTAACTTCTTTTACATCTATATAAATTTTCCCGTTCCAATATTCAGGATCAGAATAACACTCAGCACATATCATCTCTCTAAAGTGCTTAGTTATTTCTTTGCCTTTATATTTTGAGATTCGATCATAAAGAACCTCAAGAACTGCAAGCTCATTACACGAACAGAGATCAGGCGAATCGCCACAGACCAATATAGTAGGTGTAGTATGGAATTCCCTTGTACGTGCGTGTAATGTTTCGGCTGTGATCTCAGGAATCAAATGTATTGCATCTTCCGGTGGTTCACAGGCAAAATAGTCGTAAACTTCTTGTAATAGATTGTCCATAATTATAGGTTTTTATTTCAAATTTAAAGTTTCTGTTTGAACAGTGAAATGATAAAAGTCATAAATGGATGATTTAATGCTTTACCAAGCAAGTAAAAGATATAAAGCAATACTGCTATCGGAAATAATAAGATCAGGTTTTCCATGACTAATTTTTCAGATAATGCTCAATGACATTTAATTCACCGTCTTTACCATTAGCTTTCTGTCGGACTCTTTTATACTTATCACTTCCGAATACGGTTAAGTGAAAGTTCTTGCCATTACCAACAAATCTTGTTTTGTTTAAACCTTCACGACGGGTTTTTCTATTCGGGAAAGAAGGTATTAACGATTTGACAATAGGATTGCTTATATTTCCCATCTTATCAAATTCCTTTACATAAGGTACATTTCCTAAGTTTTTTATTTTTGTAATTATTAGTTGTAACAAATCAGTTTAATTAATTCGAGTTTCCATCCTGGTATGTGATTACCAACTAAGTGCGGATCGTATTCCGGCTCTTGTAATTGATAAATAGTTTTCATTTATTAATGAGTTATTGTAGATAAATTCACTGTTGAAATATAGTCGCCTATTTGAATTGTGTCCCATTGATGACGTGTGATATAAAATGTTTTTACAACTTGCTTTCCTTTTTTATTTTCACGCATAACGGAGACTTTATATTTTTCAGGAGTATAAGAGGACATTCTAACAGGGAACGACGGAACACCTATAAATCCCATTGATTCGTTATATTCCGGGACAACCCGCCAAGAACTAACTACCTTGCCATATTTAACGTTTTTACAACTATTAAATACTTCACTCCAATCAATAACTACTATTCCTATAGCAAGAATAATTATAAGTAATATATTCAATTCTTTTTTCATTTCATTTCTCTTTTTAGTCGGTTAATATTTCGCCTCGCCAGTTCTTCAAGTCTGCATTTCTGACTGTCTGGTAAGATGTTCATGTACTTATCCCGAATCCTGCGTATTTCAGCTTCGGATTTTGCGTCTGTCATTTGAGTAACTATGGTCATAGTGTAGGATTTTAAAAGCAGTAACGAACGGGAGTTAAAAGGTCTTTAAAACCATACCCCCGTCCGACCGCTAAGTAAGTTATATAAGTTCTACAAATTCAGAAAAGTAGGAATAAATATCTGAGTATCCAGACGAATGACCATGTTCATAAGCTAAGGAATAGCATTTATCGCTTTTAGGATTTTCAAGAACGCCGAATTCTTTGTAAAGTGATTTTTTCCAGGCATTATCCAACCTGATTAATTTTTTATGATATTCTTTAACTGCAATATCATTTAATTGCTTAAGTCTCTCACATTCTGAATTAACTAATGATGTTCTTTCTTCAACAGTAAGTTTTAATCCTGAATATTTATCAAAAGCAATCCTTTCGAAATATTTTGATCCCCTAAAACTTATATAAGGGATTGAACTGCGAAGCCTTTCATACTTCTTAACAAGTGTTTCTGTTTTCATTTTNTTAGCGGTTTTGATTATGATGTAAATGTAATATAGATTTTATGAATATTATATGATAAATGTCATGAATTTGAATTATTTTATTCTTTTTCTCAATTATTTACATAACACCTTTTTTCGGTGATTATATCCGTTATTGCTTAAAGCACTCAGGAAAGAAGGCAGCCCCATCGTTAAGGGTTGGATTGAACTCTTAAAGTATCACCGACCAAATCGTGAGTTTGCGCACGTTGTTTGGATTTGTTTATCGTAACCAAGCCTTCTCATCCTGCTCTGTTTTTGTTTTACATTCGATAAAATCAATGTTGGGAAAACTGTGTCAAAATTCCCTATCTATATTTTGATCTCTATTTGTACTTAATAATTCACGTTCTAATAAATTCAATTCTCTTCCCCATTTAAAAAGAATCGTATATGCAGCTTCAAGAAAAAACAATCTTTCTATTTTATGATGTTTAGGAAGTCTAATTATTTTTAACGCTCTTGGATTTGGCTCCAATACCCCCCAATAATCTGGCATGGTTGACAAGTCATATGTCTTTGAGAATCCAGCAGGACATACAAGAAAATGAAAATGTGCATACGGTTGTTCTTTCCATTTTCCATCTCCATTAAATGAACTCTTAAAATCAGAGTAACTTATTTTTGTTTCAAAAACAATCAAAAATTCATTATCAATATTGTCGTAATATTCATTAAGGCATATATCCCTGATTTTCAGGTATTCTTCTTGGTCGAAATTATCAAAACTAAATCCTTTTTCATGTATTCGCCTTTTTATTTCTCCATCTCGAGGATATGGCCTGCCTGTTATTTGATTATAATATTGTGACTGTAAAGAGCAAAAGGCTATAGCATCAGGACGCATACCATTGTGAATTGTGTGTTCTTGTCTCCAGACAATACCTCTTTGGGTTACCATGTTGCAAAGAAAATCAAATGTTTTTTTAGTAAGCCACTCATGAAGTGCTGTTTGATTTCTATATTGTATTCCCTTTACTGCCATATTATAAAATTTAAAACCCCGAAAGAAGGATGAGTTCAATCGGGGATTAAGTGGCGCACCAAATATCTTTATGATTGTATTCTCATCCAATACACCACAAAAGTAAAACTAATTATTTGAATAAAAAAATTTATTTTTATAAATCAAACAAAACGTTTAACTTAATACTCTCAATCTCTTCATTCTTCTCATCACAGACAGAAACAATAGTATCAGATTTAAGAGTTCCTTTGGCAATACATTCCTTCAGCAAGTCTTTTACTGCCAGTTCCTGACCTTCGGACATCTGTATGGAAACAGGGCCAATGAAAAGTTTTAACATGGATTAATCATTAGGTTCAGTACGTTCGTATCTCATTTCCATTTCATTAAATGACATTTCTTTATAAAGATCACAGGTCAATGGCATTCTTTGTAATCCTGAAAAGGAAATTATAAAAGGATAAAGTCTTGCCTTATTTTCTAATTGATAAGAGTACATTTTATTGCCTGTAACACCACAAGTAAATACAGTCTTTATTCCTACGGGATAATCAGAATCGCCAGAACGGACAATTTCAGATAACTTCTTTAAATGCACACACATATCAAAACATTTATGCCGGTTATTAGGATTGTAACGACAATATTTTTCATGCCTGGATATTGAACTGGCTGAAAGATTATGTTTTTTACAATGATCACAAAAGTAAACTTTCCGTAATTCCGTTTTCATAGCTCTTATTTTCTGCCAAAATTAAACAGTTTATTCCATGCCTCAAATGATAAAAGTCATGTTTTGAATTTAGTTGCAAAAAAGAAGGGGTTAACTGGAACCTGAAACCAATTAACCCCGGAAGCTTCTGGAAACCCTATCAACCAGAAGGTTACTTTACAGCCGTGAAGCTATAAGTTAAGTTAAGTAATCCGAACACTTTTTTTAGTCCAGGATCATAACCAATACCGGCACTCAATATGTTCCATCCTTCAATCGCTAATGCAGGGGAAATATTAAACGGTGTCTTACCGCTAAGGTCAACCGGCATCATAGCAAGTGCATTAATAGAAAAATTAGTTTCTGTTCCATTATAAAATACAGCACTTACACCGATACCCGCAGACTGAAAACTTTCCGCATCGAAAGTCTTGCCGGGAATATCTGATTTTGTGATTTTAAGACCGGACATACTCATTGCAGGACGAATAAGCATAACGGGTTTCCCGATAGCCTTTAAGCCCTCTTGCTGTTTAAGCATATCTTTACTCACCTTAGCCTTTAAAAACCCTGCAAACGGGTTCTGAGAACTTCCTATTGCGAATAACGACAGGAAGAAAATGAATAATAAGAGTTTTTTCATGATTTTTAATTATTAGTTAATAAATTGAGTTCTTTTAATGCTTTGCGATTTCTCGCTGAGGTTTGCATTTTAATTATAGTATCTTCAGAATGTTTTCTATTATAGAAAGTAGCGTTCTCTCCTTTAAATCTTCCTTCTTTTTTGTCAACGTATTTTTTTACTCTTGAATCTGTTTCTTTTGTTAATCCCTTATTCCATGCTGTCTTTCCTAACATCCCAACATGATTTAATTTCATTAACCTTTTTGTTTCATCGGATTTTTTTACTCCTTTTCTTTTTATTGATTGTTTAAGCTTAGTCTCATCAGAGGCCTTTAATCCGGTATGAATTTTGCGAAGTTTTTCTTTATGCTCATCAGATCTTTTAACACCCAAACAACTTCCGGCGGTAGGTGAACAATTAAAAAATGGCTTATAAGTATCTATAAAATACTGCTCCACTTTTATTAAGTCATCCTTATCGCATCCCAGTAATATAGAAAATTGTAAATCACTTTCTCCATATTTATTAAAATGATTTTGAAGTTTGGGAGAATGATGTTTGTTTTTAGTCAGTCTATCAATGTGCTTTCTCCATCTTTCATTTATATCAATAGCACTACCAATGTATATTTTTATAGGCTTTATTTTACTTTGAATCTGATATACGCCTGATACTTTCATTTATCAAAGGTAATAAATTATTTAATAACAAAGGACTCCTTTATAGGAATCCTTCAAACCTTTCCAACACATGGTCGGCAGGCATTACATTTTAGTCACGCGCGCGGAACATTAAAATTAACGCAGATACGGCGGAAATAATCTGAACGACAGCACCGATAACAACACCGGCCTGTGTTTGTACTTCAGTAGATTGTTCAGGAGTCAGGACTCCAAGGCTTCCAAGAATTGTAACGACCAGCAAAATTATACCTGTGATGGTTGTCACGAGGTTTTTAGTTGGTGCGTTTTTGTCATAAAATGCTTTCATAATTAAATGTATTGGTTTACAAACTATTGAAATTTACCTTTCCATCCATGAATTTATTAAGATCATAATGTTTTTTTGTTCTATGATCAATAACTTCATTTCTCAGGTAACTATAAGTTCTTATAATTTTAGGATTCTGAATTAACTTCTTTCGTATTTCGTTTTGCTTTGTGTGTTTTTCCTGTTCTTTAAGTCGTTCAACTCGTTGCATTACTTTTTCTTTTGCAAGTTGTTTATTTTGCCATTGGCTTCTCGAATCCTGACATCTTTCAGTTATACCGGTGGGTATATGAGTAACTATAACACAAGTCTCGACCTTATTCCTATGTTGCCCTCCGGGTCCAGAACCTTTAGTAACTCTAATATCAAAATCTCCATCTATCATCCAACAAATTTAAACTATTTTATTGAAATACTAATCGACTAAATAAGTTCTGGTCGCCATCCAATGTAGGATTTTGATCCAGTTCATTACTAGGTAAATAATTGTGGAGATTATTGCTTTCTGAATTATAGGTAGAATTAGCATTATAACTCAAATTATCATAATGAGTAAATGCCCCCGCTGCTCTCCCGTTAAAAACACAATCTGCACTCGTTTGTTCTTCAGAACATCCAGAAAAACAGATCCACTTTAAAGCGGCTTCTTTTGCCCCGGTTATTTTCTTCATTACCTTATGGCGAACATCAACCCCAGGCATAGGCATAAACCGGTTCTTTAAATATATCGGATTACCTGTAAACTCCCTGAGCATATCACCGGAGAAACAACTATCAAGTTTTACTATTACTGTTGCGCCTAATGGAGTCAATGATTGTAATGTCTGAAATTGATCATCAATGAATGGCCCGTCTATTAAATATAGAGCTTCGTGATAACCATTAGCCTCTAAAGAAGATGGAATTTGGGTACCGTGGCCCGAATAATGGATATAAAGTACATCACCCGCGCGCATAGTAAGTAAAGCAGCTTTGATAGTATTAAAGAAGTTAGTACAGGTTACTTCTGAATCCCTGTACAGCGTAATAACAAAATCAGGGAACTCTTTATTGAGTTTTGTTTTCACGTCCTCAATATCATTGATACAGCCCTGAAGGTTATTGCCGCCGCCGTACTTATTTATTCCGAATAACAAAGCACGTCTTTTAACCGGCTCCGGCTCCACTGTTATCACTTCAACCGGAATATTACCGGTAATCCATTGCCAAATCCTTTTTATGCACATAACGTTTAATTTATTTCTGGTAATTCAACTGTTTGTCCTGCGAGTTTATGAGTGCAGTCCCCTAAAAACTGAATCATTCCGTCTCTGACGAATGAATGACAAACCATATCTTTTGCGCCTTTTATCCTTCCGGTATCATCTAAAATATATTTTCCGTTTTCGTCCTTTTCAGGATTATCAGGCATACCGACCCATTTAACTAATATAGATGGACTAAATGTAGGCTTATCGTCATTATTATTAAATGACCATACGTCATTATTCTTTTCAGTCTTTTGGATCCAGACACCATGATCACAATTACATCCAGGACAATGAAAATGAACATCTGGTAATCCCGGTTCCCAATTATCAACTTTATAAAGTTTTGCCATTATATAATTATTAGTTCAAATTTATCCGGAAGCACTTTTAATAGCATATCCATTGTTTTACGACTTTCGCAAATATCGATCATGCCGTCGCCGTTTATATCCTCAAAGAAACTACCGGGCAAAATACAACCTTTACTATCAATATGGTTCCCGCTTACGTAGTTTCCGGAATGTATCAATATCCCTTCTCTATTTAAAACATTCTCAAGTAGAAATACCATGCCTTTATTTGGTGAATCGTATTTAACAACATTATAAGAACCTTCCGGAACACATGAGTAATTATGCTGATTATTGTTCCAGGGAAGCTCTATTGTCTTACAGGAGTACATAAGTTCAAATCCAAAGAGAACAAATAATGATCCGCAAGTTTCGTTTTTACCATATTTACGACTCAGTACTGCTTTCATCTTTGTGGTTTACGTAAGTAGTTCTGATCTACCCATGTTTTAATGTAATCAAGATAATTTAATTCAAGTGTCTTGACACGACCATCAATACCTTGAATATTTCCTGTGTTTATATCCTGAATAGTTTTTATCCTGAGTAATTCTTTTGCTGTCTCTTCCTGTTTTTCCTTAACATTAGTAAGCATGAAAAATATAACAGTAGTAAAGATACCAATTATGGTAAGCATTATCGTATTAAGATACTGAAGAAATGTCAATCTTGAATCTTTAGCTTCCATCTATCTGTATATTTTTCTTAATGAGTCATCGCGGAGTGAGTCTTGTTTTGTGTACGGTGAATCTATTAATGGTTTCCATCCTCTTGTTACAGTATGTGTGCTATCCAAACTCCTGACTTCTTTTCCCCATTGATAATAAGTTATTTTATCCTTTATTATCGGAACCACTACAACGCCAAAAAGAATAATGATAGTCAGTACTATTATAGTTCTTATTGCCCTTTTATGAATATCCTCAATCATTTTGATTTATTCAAAAGTATGTTAATCTTACTGTCTATTGATCGTATTAAGTCTAATTGTGTTTGGTTTGCCCTGTTCGATTCTTCAACGTGTTGTTTGACATAATTTAAGGTCTGCTCATCCTGTTTATCAACATACTCATAAGTTGGTCTTTTCTCAAACTCTGCTTTTAATGTTGCTGCATCCTCACGGGTCGAAACAAGATCCTGTGCTAAAAATACAAGTATAATTGATGCTACAGCAGATAATAGAATCTGAAATAGCTTTGAATTCCACAGTTTAGGCCACATATCTTCTTCGTATTAATATAATCAAATAAATAAGCCCTGACAAAAATAAAAATACTAATCCGTAACTCCATATTTTATCCCATAATTCATCATCATGTATTTTGATGTTGAAATAATAAGTCAGGTGATAAACAATCTTCATAGCGAAATAAGGACAAAATATCACAGCAAAAAACTTCCTGATTATACCGTATGACAAAATAAGAACAGAAGCACAAAGGGAAAGAAGTAACCCATTTTCTGATATAGACCATACACGACCCCATGACTCTTTAGGAAGTCCCAAATAGCCATAATAAGAAATATGATACAGGCTTATTGAAATAAGAAATAACAGTGTAGGAACTATTATTATTATTTCGAGCCAATTAATCTTTTTATCCATTTTATAAGTTTCTTAATCGGAGGAATTGGCGGCTCGTCAACTGGCTTCTGAGTTACATTTTCATTTTTCATATCATTCTGTTTTGCTTGTTGGTTTGACTTTAGTTTCGTTAGACACCATAGTCACAACTAAGATGC